AAGCTTTGCGATGTCTTGCCCCTCTTTCCTTCCGACAAGCTTTTGAAAGAACTCATCAAGCGAAATCTGCGTATCCATCAAGACAATCTGAAATTCCTTGAAACGGACGAAGAGGGTTCCAAACCAGTCAATAATCGGAACAATGAAACTGTGCGTCAGTACTCCGAAAGATTTTATCATCGGCAGAATAGCGCCGGTTGTGTGCGTGATGGCGTTCGCGATCACGATCAGCGTCGGAGCTAGGCCAACTGTGAGCTGATTTGTGATCCCGGTAATTGCCGCGCCCAAAGTCGTCATCGTGTCTTTTAGCTTTTCAACCCGTGCCGCGCCCTCTCGAGTGACTGAGACACCAAACCGATCCAAATCATTTTGCATCCCTTCCAGCTCGCCTCGAGTCAGCTTGAGAGTGTTAACCAGTCCGACGCCCTCGGAATCAAAGAGTTTCATCGCAAGCCGGATTCGATCGCTTTGATTGCTCACCCCTTGCATCGCCTCACCGATCCGAAGAAAGATCTCATCAGGTGAGAGCCGATTCAATTCGGCAGCATTGAGTCTGAGCTCTTTGAGAGCGTTGACGGCCTCGCCTGTTCCTTGAGCTGCTTCAGCAACTCGGCGAACCATTCGTTGTAAACCGGTTCCGAGCTTCTCGCTTGCTACACCTGTCAGGCTTGCGGCGTGTCGAAGCAACTGCAAACGCTCGGTAGCAATGCCAAGCTTTGCAGATTCCTTCGCGAGTTGATCGATAGACTGAACACCTTTAGCAACAGCCGCGCTGATCGCTGAGACAGCAAGAGTAAGAGACGCCGCGACAACTCGCCCGATCACACGCCCAGCGGCCGCGAGGCGCTTTTGAGCGAGATTCATTGCTCTCTTGATGTCGCCCCCGAGCTGATCAGCTCTCGCTCGAATCGAGAATTCTACACTGCCGACACTAGCTGCCATTCGTGTTTCCTCCCATTCTTTGGAATACGCCCAAGAACTTGAGGCTCAAGTCTTCGATCGGCAACGCTTGCTTGCGTTTCGCTGGTCCCGGTTCTTTGACTAGATCACTCGGTTTCATTGGTGTCGCGCCTTTCTTCGTCTGACTGTTGGCCCATAAGCAGAACAACCACGCAAGCCGATAGTCTTCAACGTAGTTGTTCCAATCCTGTTCCTCTCGGTAATCGTCCGAGAGTGCGTTGACTTCGGCGTGCGTTAGCTCATCGATGAGATCCCAAGGAACGCCGAGCTTTCGAGAGATTCGCGCTTTCTCTCGCAGAAGCTCTAGCTCTGGGCCTCTGACTTTTTTGAGCCCGCCCCCATGTCGCGAGTGATCGCGTCGAGAATCTCCCCAACGGTCAAATCCTCTGCTGACTTCTTGTTGTCCATCCCCGCGGTTTCGAGTCCGATCTTTGCAATCTCGATCGCCTTGTCTGGATCCTGGAGAGCTTCCCCAAGATTCTCGAAGTCAACTTGGAGCTCGGACTTTAAACGCTTGCAGGCCTTCAGTGTGAATTTCATTTATTACGGTGTGGTCGGATCGTTGTAGTTGATCGTTGGTTTTCCAGTCACTTCCAAAGTGATGTCAGCTTGAAGAACTCCCTCAACCGGAATTGCATCACCGAAGTTTGTCAGGTGAGCCGTGAAAGTGATCGTTGCATAGCTCGCTTTCGCGGGCGCCGATGGGAAACGTAGAACGTACGTCTTCGGGTCGTCAGCCGCTGGTGATGTGACGATTTGATCTGTCAAGAACTGGTGGTTGACGTCAAGTGGATCCCACTGGAGCGGGAACGTAATTTCTCCGGCATCCCATCGCGTGGCGATCTTCTCTTTGAAATCTTCTGGAGAACTGTGAGAAGTCGTGTCGATAGTGTCGCGGGAGAATCCCGGCCCTGAAATGTCGAGCACATTGCCAATCTCATTCGCTGCCGCCAGCGATGTGTGATAGAGCTTTGCGCCAATGCTTGAGAGTGTATTAGGCATGATTTTTTCCTTTGATTAAGCTTGGATTGAAAAGTCGAGAACGTGGCCGAATAGCTTGGTTTTTCGGTCTCGGTATTCGCTTTGACCTGTGTATGTGATCCGGTTTAAGAACGTGCCGCCAACGTCGCCTGAGAAGCCTTTGATTCCGTTGACGATCGCGTCGCGAAGCTGAAGTGCCTTCGTCGCGGTCCTGGCAAACGTCTCGATCGATACGTCAAGAAATTGCACGCCTGTTTGCCCGCTGTGGCTTTGCGTCATAGTTGAGTTATCAACGGAAAGAACAGCGTAAGGAACCGAAGGCCGCTCCCCTGCGTCCAAATAGAGTCGATCGCCGATCTTGTCTGAAACGCTAGACACAGAAAGAACGTGAGCCCTGAGAGCTACCAAGATCGATTCTTGTGTTTTATCGGCCACGTCGTCTTCTTCGTAATCGTCGTGTTACTTTCGAGACGGCAACGGGAATCCCGTGCTTCACTTCGCGTCTCCAAATTTCCAAGGCCTCGCCCCGGGTTGACTTGAACGCCTTTTCTAAGAATCCCGTTCCCCCGAATGGCGCCCGAGTCTTTCGGCCAAGCTCGATCAGATGAGCGTATCGAATCGGGTTCTGCTTTTGGCCATTGTCTCGAACCGTTTCAAATCCTGTTCGCGGCCCGACGTAAGCCGTGACCGCCTTCTTTCTTGGGTAGGTTTTCACCTTCACCCCTAGCGACCGCCTCAAGAGCCCTGTTTTGTCGCTTGCTCTGGCGTTTGCTTTCGCTTGCCGGAGCATTGGCTTTACCGCTTTTCTAAGCGCCTTCCGGTTGACTTCTCGATCAATCTTCTCAACAACATGATTGAGATTGACCGTGATCTGCTTTAGGCCATGGACTTCGGCGGCAACTGATTTCCATGGTCTAGCCATTTAACCGGCAATAAAGTTCGATCCTGTGTGGCCTCGCGCCCCCGGGAACCGGCAAGACATGCATAACGTGAAACACATCTGAACCGTGATGAACTCGCCAATCTGCCTTGATCAGCTTCGTCTTTGAGTCATGACGAACCGTGATCTTCGTTTGAACCTCTGGAACCAACGATTGCGCCTTGTCGAGCTCTGAGCCTCGAAGGTGTTTCACTTCGGCTGAGCGTGTCGCGAGTTCTGTGAAAGTTTCCGATTCCCCGCGATCGCCTAAAGCGCTGAGCGCTTCGCTTGGCTCCATGATTGAAACCTTCGTGTCTAGTCGCCCTGGGTTCATGTTCGCTCGATCGGAACTTTGTATTGATCCAAGAGAACTCGGACGGGAGTCGGAATCTCCACATCTTTGCCCGCAAAGGTCGCGCCTCGCGTGTCGCCAATCCGCTCCTCAAACCAGAAATTCACCAGCATCTTCATCGCAACGATTATGTCTTCAGGAACATCTGAACCGCTCGCCCCGTAGCCGCTCGTCCAGTTGATCTGATGGCTGTCCGGCCGCGTCGAATGAGCGCTTGGCCATTCCGTGATTCGAACCCTTCCGCCGTCACCAGTAACAACGTGATACTTGCTCGTCGCCAAAGTCTGCTCGGCGTTGTCGCTGTCGTAATACTTTACGCTTTCAACGGATACGATTCGCGGGCGTGGAAGCCAGATCTCAGAGTTGCAAGGAATCTCTCGAAAACTCCCCGTCCAGGTTTGCGTCAGCAACGCCCGACGGGTTCTCTTCTCGGCATACGCTCGCGCCGAAGAGCTCAAGGCTGAAATGAGTGAGTCTTTGTCAGTGTCCTCATAATTGAGAAACTCCTTTAGGTCGGCGACTGAGATCGGATCGCCACCTGCAGAAACTTGACTGAGACTCACCCATTCCATTGTTCACCTTGCCGGGTTGAAATTAGGCAGACTTCTTTTTGGCTCGGCGCCCTTGAACTCGGTCGGACTCGTCGCCAGCGGGCTCAAGCTCTGGAACGGGCTCAGCGGAAATGACGCCATTGAAAACAAGGCGGTTGAAAGCATTCTCGCCGAGTTGCTTCTCTGATACTTCTTGCCCGCGTGCCCCGTCCTCGCCTGGCCGAAGGACACAATCTTTTGTTAAGTAGCCGGATTTAGTGTCTTCACTCATGCTTGATTATTTCGTTTAGAATTCAAAGTTTCAGATGCCGGCCCTTGCAAAGCGGCGACTTGTTTTTGATCCGGTTAGATAACCGTGAGAGCGTCCTTGGTTGCCGCGAACGAAGCCGCTCGCGTAGTGAGAACGTCGTAGAACGTCTCAAGCCCGATCTGATTCAACCCTTGAGTCATCTTGGTGTATGGGTTGTTGAGCAGAACGATTCCGCCCCATTGAGCAATGATCAGATCTGACCAGTTGCCGTAGATGATTGCCGAGCAGACGGTTCCGGATGAGCCTTTAACGAGGTTCGACGGAACCGCATTAGTCACGCCAACAGGAGCGCCGCCGAGGCGGTCGGGTGTTTCCATCGGCCAAACGAATTGACCGGAGCCTGCGTCTGTTTTGGTCTCGTTCAGCGTGGTTTCAACCTTAGAGTTCGTCAGGAATCCGAGAGAGCCGTCGTGAGCGTTGGCAACTGAGACCGTCCCTTTCAATCGGGTAATTGTGGTCCGCGTCGGTGCATCGCCATTTGTTCCAAGAGCAACCAGCGAAAGACCGCCAGTATTCAGAACGCCAAGAGGCTGATTCGAGGAGCCAGAACCATTGATTGCTCCATACTGCATACGAAGCGCCATATTCCGGAAAAGGTGAGATTGAAGCCAATTCTCAATCGAAGCGTTGTCTTGCCGGACAAGCTGATTTGAAAGCTCAGTGAAGACCGGCAAACGATTCGGAGTCATGCTAACCGAGCTGGTAGTTGCTTGCACCTCGTCAGCCGTGGCGTTCTCAGCTTTCTCGGTTGGCTGAGAGGCGGCACCCATCACCGGAAAGCTTTGATTCCCGGTTAGCCCAGTCAAGACGGTTGCGCCGAGTCGATCGAGGACCATTGCATCATAGAACACGTCAATCGGTGCTCGCGTTTCCGTTGCGATCAGTTCACCGCCGGCGCCGCTGCTTGTCGTCATGTCGTTTCGATAGCCGGCGTAACGGCGCGAGCCTCGATTCAGAATGATCGACGGAACGGCAACGCCGTCAGAAGCTCGGCAACCGGAACGCTCCATTTCTCGAACACCTTCTTGATGCATCTCGGCCTCAATGCCAGCAAGGCGCCCATCTTTGAGCGTTCCTTGCAAAGCCTTCAGAAAGGAGAACTTCGCGAGATCCTTCTTCTCTTGCTTGGATTGCCCTCTGTTGACGTGATCGGCCGGCGCTGCTGCGTAAGGCTGATCGTTCGGAGCTGAGAGCGCCTGAACATCTGAGGCGTGTTGGCTTTCCATTGCGGCCAAGTCTCGAGCTCGTTTGATTCGATCGTCAAGATCCTTGATCTTCGCCAAAACGGAACTGTACTCCTTATCTTCGGCGTCGTTTAGTTTTCGATCCTCTTTCTCAGCACCTTCGACGATCTCGACGAGACGCGCCTGGTGTTGAGACCGTTGCTTGAGTAGTTTTTCTAGGTCCATGATTAGAGTAGGTTTTGTTGGTGTCTGAGTTTGAAAAAGTACCGCCGGAGATCGTCAGAACCTCCGGCGCCCGAGTTGGTTGGTCGTTCTTCCTTCTTTGTTCGGAAGCGTTCGGGAGCGTTCCGAAAAATTGATAAATCGAAATTGTTGAGCTGTGCTTGAGCGTTGCCCTGAGAGCCGATCTCAGTGATGAATCCTTTCTCAAGCGCTTGGGCGGCGGTCATCCATGTTTCTGCGTCCATGAGATTCGAGATCTCATCGGGCGAAAGATCAGTGTGGCGTTGATAACTCGAAACAAGAGTGGCCTTGAATAGATCAAGAGTGGCCGCTTCCTTCCGGAGAACAGCAGCATCGCCGGCAACGATCGTCCATGGGTTGTGGATCATGAACGTTGCGTTTTCCGCCATTCGAACCGAATCGCCAGCCATCGCGATCACTGAAGCAATCGAAGCGGCGAAGCCGTCAATCTGAACGTCAACATCGCGCTCGGCCAAGTTATTCATGATAGCAACGCCGTCTGTGATGTCCCCGCCTGGCGAATTGATCCGAACCGTCAGCCGTTGGTTTGGATCCGTATCATTGAGAGCGGAAATGAAGTCGGTCGCCGTGATTCCAAAGAAACCAATTTCGTCATACAGATAGATCTCGTTGCTCGTCGCGTTGACTTGAACGAGCGATTTCGGGCGCTCGATTCGCTTGTTTGCGATGGCTCGGAACTTGTTAATCTTCATCTGTCTCCTTGACGTCTTCGCGCTTCACGGTCGGCGGGATGATTAGCTTCTTGCCTTCGTCATTCGGCAACGGATTCATTCCGTAGACGTTCTTGCGAAACTCATCGACAGTGATGGCGGAAAGCGTCCCGCCGAAGTTGTAGGCTTGCGCTGTGTCCTTGAGATTGCCGGTGAGAAGCGGGCGAAGATCGAATTCAAACTCGAGGCCTCGCGAGCGTTGCTCGTCTGTAAGCAACGAGAAATTCAGAGCGGCCGCCCATGTCTTGCAGTAGTTCGAAAGCGTATCCAGAACGAAAGCGATATTGTTCTCTTCAACGTTCGACCGAGGTTCAGCGTTGAGAATCCCGATCTTGTTTGGCGGCACGCCGAAGAATCGAGCGATCTCTAAGCATTGGCGCTCGCGGGATTCGTCGAATTGTGAATCTCGATTCTCGCTGGTGATCGGACTAAACTTTGCGCCGCCTTCGGCAAGGATCGTTTTCCCGTTGTTGTCAACACCCTGGTGGACTGAATCAACGGAGCGCTGAAGCCTCGCATACGCTTCCTCAGACAGCTCGTCCGGAATCTCCATGACCATACCTGGCCGGGATGAGTTCCCAAAGAACGCCGAGGCATTTCGCTCGAGAGCAATCGCTAGCCCGATAGACTCACGGGCGATCTTCGAGAGAGGGAGCCCTTGCAATCCATCAAAGCTCAGCCCTTTCATGTGGATCACGTTACGCCGGTCGAGTGGCTCCGAGAGTCCTGTGATCCTGTATTTCAAGGGCTTTCGCCCCATCGGCGTCAAAGATCCCAGTGGATCACGCTCAATCGATACATCGTTGGGGTGAATCGGAACGAGTTCGACAACACCACCCAAAGCATTGCGCCTGATCTGAGTGACGGAATTCTTGAATAGGGCGAGAACGGCCGTTGCTGCTTGCCGATACTCGAGCGAATTCATTTCCTCGTTCGGCTTCTGCTTAACAACATTTGCAAGAGCAATGTCAGCGTCACGGGTAACTGGCCGGCGCCCCCCGTTGCCGTCGTCCTCTTTGAGTTCAAGCGGGACGCCCGCGATCGGTTCAGCGATCCGGCTGACACAAGCGTACACTGCTGAGACGCCAAGGGCGTGCTCCTCGGTGACATTGATCCCAGCCGTCGAGACGTTCGAAATCGCCCGAAGAAACAACGGGTCAGGGTTCTTGAGGGTAGCGGCGTTTTGCGCCTTACTCCCAAGAACCCATCGGCCGAACTTTGCAAGAGCCTCGAACATCAGCCCGACTCATAACACGGGCGAGCTGTGGCTCAAAAAAGTAGTGTCGCGTTTGTCGCGTTTGTCGCATTCCTACCGAGAAACTTGCCTGCATTCTGATTTCTTTGATACAGTAGCGCCTGAAGGATTAGGCCATGGTCATTCGAATAAATCACAGAAATCTCGACACAGAATCAACGTTGACGGCTCACGAAGTCGCGGCGCTGACTGGCTACAATGTCCGGACAATCCAACGCTACGCGGCAGAGGATTTACTTCGATCATGTGGATCCCCGTCAAAGCGCATCTTCATGGGTTGCGACGTGGCGGAGTTTCTAGGCTTTCGCCCCGCCGATCACGCGCAAGGCTCGCCGCTCATAAACTGATTGCTTCGGTTTTTCCCTTACGAGATACCGAGCGAGAGCGTTGATTGTAGCAGCAACGCCATCGATTTTCTCTGAGCTCTTCGCCTTGTTCGGCTTAATATTCCCGGCTGGATCTTCATCTGTCACGACGTTCCCGATATTCCATTGCAACACTGGATCCCCGTTGTGGTGGATCTGCTTTTTCACAACGAGCTTCTCGAGTTCTTTCGTCGGAGCTGACAACGAAACGAAGCCTTGCCGGATGTTCACGACGTCAAAGCCGTCTTCGATCAACTTCGGGCTCAAGCCAGCTGAGTTCCAGGGATCAAGCGCGATCTCCTCGATGTCGAAAAGGTCATTCATCGCAAGGAGATTTTGCCGAATAGCCTCTTGATCAACAGCGCCGCCGTTCGTGGTTTCGATCCATCCTTGGTCGGCCCAGAGCTGATATGGAGCTCGGCTCTTTCGAATCTCGACGGTCTCTTCTGGAAGGAAGAAAACCGGCCACAGAAAGAATCCGTCTTCTTCTTCGAACACATACACAACAGCCGTGAGATCGGTTGTCGAGGAAAGATCAACGCCGGCAACGCATTTCTTGCCCCTCAAATCCTCGAGCGTTTTCTTGGTTCCGAGCTTCGCCCATTGCTCGACGTCTAGCCATTTATCTTCAACCGTCGTCCATAGATCGAGCTGCTTGTTCTTGAAGGCGTTTTCTTTCCCGGGCATTTGCACAGCCTTCTGGCATTGGTCTTTCATATACTCGAGACTTTTCGCCGTCCCGAGCATTGGATTCGCTTTGCGCCAGGCCTTCGGATCTTTCCAACTATCCCCCTCGTCAATGGTTGCGATGTAAACGAAAAAGGAATCATCAAACTTGGATCCATTCTTGAGGATCGAGATCCCATGAGCGCGAAGCTCAAAACAAATCCCGATTTTATTGAATCCCGCTGTTGTGATTGCGCCTAGTATTGGTTGCGACCGTCCACCCATTCCGTCTTCCATCACATCCCAAAGATCTCGATTCGGCCAGGCGTGCAACTCGTCAGCGATAACCGCGTGAGGGTTCAAACCGTCAAGCGTGTTCGAGTCGCTGGCGAGTGGTTGATACTTGGAATCGGTTTGCTCAACGATCAGGGAATTGTGAAACGCTCGAACATACTCGGCGAGATCTGGCGTCGCTTTCACCATCATCTTCGACACATCCCAAACCTTCTTTGCCTGATCGAGTTTTGTCGCGATAGAGTAAACCTCGGCGCCGCCTTCGCCGTCGAGCAACAAACAGTAAAGCGCGATCACCGAGCAAAGATAGGACTTCGCATTTTTCCGAGGGAGCTCGACGTAGAAATAACGGTACCGCCGGAGCCTGGTTGTCTTCTTCTTCCATCCGAAGATTGATCCGAGAATAAAGATTTGGGCGGGATGAGGTTTGAAAAGTTGGCCTCGTAGCTCTCCTTGAACATGGGGAAGAAGACGGGCGAAAGCTAGAACTCGGCCGACCGCTTCAGCGTCAAAGAAAATGTCTTTGCGTTTAAGGTCGGAAAGGTGACGGCGGCACGCCTTCTTGACGTAATCACAAGCGGGCTCCCGGCCTTTGATTACCGCGTTGGCGTACCTCGTGACCGGATCAACTGCCATTAATTCTTCGCGGTCCCCTCAAGTAGCTCTTGAAACTTGCTTTTTGTTTTGCCCGTCGTGCCGAACTGAACGCGAGAGGATGGGTTGAAACCAAAGTCAGAGAGAATCGATTTCAGTCTTTTGGACGCATCCGAAGCTTGCCGCGCCGCCGGATGAGTCTTCAAAACCTCGTTTCCCATCTGGTCGATAGACCTGCAAATCCGCCCTTCCTTTTCAACGATGTCTAAACAATCCCGCCATTCGGAATAGATCCGGCTCATCATCTCAACTTCAGTCCGATCGGCTCGATCAAGAATCCCCATCTTCGTTAGGCATTCAATAGCCTCGTCCCACAGTTGGCTTGCTCTCTTGTCGAGATCCTTCGGCTTGTCCGGCTGCTTGCCGGCTGAAGGTTCTGAAGTATTCAGGTTTCTCTTTCCTGGATTGCCGTTACGCTTCTTGGTTTCGGTCGGTGTTCGCTTTCTACCTCTCATAAGTCCCTCTACTCGATTTCAGTTTGACGTAAACCTTGGGAAAAGTCTAATTTCGCGATTTATTTTTTGTGGT